TGAAGATTATGCCGTAAATGTTGTCAAAAGATACATTTATGGCATTTTTCTTTGTTGCCAACGTCTATACAAATCTTGTGAAATCGCGTTAACAAATACATCACTAGTGACAAACTAGTGACAAACTAGTGACAAACTAGTGACAAAAAGAAAAGGGATATTCAGGCCAGCAGCCTGTCCATCCCTTCGTGGCTGTTTGCAAATTTGGGAAACCAATATTCAAAAGCGTTGTTCACGATTTCCCTTTTCCGCTCCATTGACCAGTGCGTGTAGACATCAGTGGTCACGTCTCCTGTGTGACCTACAAGCGCTTTGATCATACGGGCATCTACTCCGGCCTCCGTGAGCAGGGTGATGTAGGTGTGCCGGCAGTCATGTCGCCGGTACCCACAATCTGCTGGCCAGAAATGAGCTTCAAAGTATTTTCTTCCTCTGCCAATTCCACCGGCTTCCTCGTATTCCTTGAGCCACGGAACAAGTCCATCAGGGATAGGCACGTGACGGATACCGGCTTTGGTTTTGGAATGTCTGACATCAATGTAAAGATCTTCCCAATTGATGCAGCCGGGTTCAAGGCTGGTCAGCTCTCCCATGCGCAGACCGGTGAATAGGAGGATGACCGGTCCGATCTGATGAGTCTCCAGTGCCTTGTGGATTTCATCATCTGTCAGGATGCGGGCACTGGTCTCAACTGGGCGCTCCGGCAGCCGGAGGTATTTCAGCAAATCCTTCCGGGAGGATGGGCAATAATCATGTGCCTGTCCCCAGTCCAATATGGCTGATAACGTTTTCTTGATATTGATTGCTCTGGCATAGGTGACCGGAGCCAGGTCACACATGGACTGCATCATGTCCAGCGTCAGCCTGTCCAGCGTGATGTGATGCCATGGCTTCATCCGCTTGTAGGCTGATGCGTAAGCAGCCAGAGTAGTGGAGCGTCCGGTATAGGACGCAGACCACTTCACCCATGCATCCTCCAGTGATATCCGCAGGACTGTATCAGGAGCTACAGAATAAGCAGCGAGGGCATTGATGCCTTCGGTCTTCGTTTTGTAGTAGCCGATGTATTTGTAAATAGGTTGTCCGGAGTCCTTCCAGCCAACAACCACTTTGGCGCACCATGGTTTGTGCCTTTTGCCGCTCAGCTTGAATACTGAACCGGTTCCGTTTGCTCGTCTCATAATAAAAACCATCCTTTCCTGTTTTGCCGGCGGATGGTATAATCGTTCTTGGATATTCGAACGGATTAACCATCCGCGCGGTCCCGGTCAGTGCCACCTGAACCGGGATTTTTTTTTTATTGTCTAAAGGGGTCAGATTCGACCCGGTTAAAAATAAAAGGTTCCACAGCTGTGGAACCTTAACTAAGTGCACTAGGGGGCAGCGCGTTTACAACGCGCTTAAGACATTACTTGCCTTACCTAGGTCTTATCCCGGTATCAAAAGATTACCACATGTCAGAAATTATTTATAGACTTTTGAAACTCCGTATTGAGCTTGCTCGGGAGTAAATCCTTCAAATTCCAATTGCTCGATTAAGCCATCATAAGAGAAAGACATAGTATCCAGATAATCCTGGGCTTTGTTCGCTGCTTGTTCGTTCCAATCGGGGCTTATTTTATCTACTGCATAAGTCGCATCTTCGTTAGAGAAACCTTCATATTCCAGTTGCTCAATCAGACCGAACCTGCTGAACGACATCAGGCTCAAATATGATCGAGCCTTGTTGACGGCATTTTTCTGTCCAGCCGTCTCTGTTGGAGCTGCGGCTTTCGGAGTTTCAGTTTTTGGAGTTTCTTTTGTGTTGGACGTTTCCTCTTTGGCTTTCTCTTTCGACCCCTCTGATTCTTCAATGGGTGTATCGACTTCTTTTTCAACTTCATCAAAAGTTGGAGTCAAAACAAATAGCCCAAGAATCGTATCCTCGCCGGGCAGGACCCCTACACTGAGTTTCAAATTATTATCAATTGCTTCTCCACTTCCATACCCGTATTTTTCAACCGCAGACTGACATTGTTCAGCGGCTTCACTCATTAAATCGTTGGAATAGCCTGAAAACATGTTTAAGGTTTGTGTGATTAACCAAAAATCAGTAGATAACGCTTCGTCATCATCCATGTTGTTAGTCACGAAAGAAAGCGTAGACAATCTATCGAAATCGCCGTCCATAGCTATTTCAACTGTCAATGTATCAGTCAAATCGACTCTGTCATAACCTGTATCTACTTGGTAATATTCCAAGTCTTTGCCTGCTATTCCTTCCAGCCTATCTTTCAGATTGCTTTTGCTAATTAAAAAAGCTGAATGGTTCGCATTCATAGGAATTTGCGAGTCCAATTTTGTTTCTGCCTCTGCTGTTTTGTTTGCTGCAGTTTCGGTTTTGCTAGGCTGAATTGCGGTAGCGCATCCAGTCAGCATAAGAGACGTAAGGCCTATAGCCAGTAATTTCTTCATAATCAAATACCCTTCGCTATTCCATAGGTAGAAAAACCACAACAGCTTTTCCGTCTTTCTTCTGGATCTGCAGAATCTCGTTGTCTTCAAAATCATCCAAAGTGAATCCAGGGGCGGTTATCCAGCCAATAGTGTGGTCTTCATGAATGACTTTCCAATCGTTCTTTTTATCCTTTTCCAGTTCGATGTCATCACCGAGAATAGAGTCATCGTCACGGAATCCTCTGACAGGAAAGATATGAGCCTTCGGGTTATCCTGACCTGTCGTTCCGTTGTAGCCTTCTTTGAAGGCTTTCATTAATCCTTTGAACATAATTATCCTTTCTTAATCTTCTGTGATTCTGAGTTTGTATTTTCCAAGTACCCGGAAATCGTCTTCTGGGGTTACCAGTATTGGCTGGTAATTCGTATTTTCCGAGTACAGCCAGATTTGACCATTGGGGAATCGTTTCAGGCGTTTACAGTAATACTCTCCATTGAGGCTGAAGCTCCCGATTGCTCCGCTCGGTATAGAAGTAGACTCTTCAAATACCACGTAATCCCCGGGATGAATCTTTGGCACCATGGAATCCCCGGCGGCTTTGTTTGCGAAATATTGGCAAGCCGGGCTGAGCATAGTTTCCGGTATCCCCACATAAGACTCTGGGCGTTCCCCGATCCATGAACCTGTTCCGCAGGAAATGGCGTCATAGACAGGTACCGGCTGCAAGTTGATTTGATTCAGATTCTCTTTGACCCCGGCCTTATAGCCGGCGTTATAAATGCCATCAAGATTCAGAACGTTTTTCACGTCTGTTCTTCCCAGCAAGTAATCGGTATCAACATTAAAATAATCAGTAATCAATTCTAGGGTTTCTTGACGGGGCTTTCTGATGCCGTTTTCGTAATTAGAAATAGCAGACCTTGTCAGACCCGTCTCCTTGGACATTTCGGCAAGAGATTTGTTTTTCTCTTTGCGCAGATTCCGCATCCTATCGCCTAAAACTGTCATATCACTTCCTCCGTTGACAAAATAATATCACGGAGTGTGAATTTGGAAAAGGCAGACAAGGAAAAATGTACACGAAAAGTGTTTACACGGAATGTGTACGGTGTTATGCTCAGTGTGCCGGAAGGGAGGTGACGGAAATGCCCAATATTGAAGATGTGGGAAAGCGAATCAAAAGGCTGAGAGAACGTCAAGGGCTAACGCAAGAGGAACTAGCCCGCAAGGCAGGTGTACGGCAATCGGCAGTAAACAACTATGAAGCGGGTATTCGTACGCCCAAAGACATCATCAAAATTCGCCTTGCAGATGCGCTGGGGGAAACGGTGGAGAATATTTTTTTTACCGAGAGTGTACACGAAAGGTGTAATCACACCACATAGAAAGGACATATACATGACAAAAGTGCTCGCCAGTTTTTCAGCCCTACTACATGGACGGAGAAATCGCGCTGCTTAAAAGGCGGAATGGTTTCGCTATCGCATATGGCCATGATTCGGAAACGATGACCTGCAGAAAGATTTATCCCTGCAGCCTGATTAGGGCGATGGATGTTTACAGACAGTATCTGCGCCGGAATGGGTACAAAAAGGACATACACGAATGACAGAAGAAGTAATAAAAAAGCTCCAGTACATGAAGGAAAGGCTGCTCAAAGAACTCACTTGGGAAAAGGACTGTATTCACAGTTCGCCAGATGCAGAGCTCTGTGAGCCGGAATACCTGGATGGCCAGTATGCAGCTTATGAACAGGCTCTGTACATTGTCGGCCGAGAGTTTGAAAAAGAGATTGAGAGGATCAAATGACAAAGGAAAAAACAATCGCACCGAAGCCCGGGGATTTCCTCCCGCATCACCTTTGCAGGAGGTTGGTGAAAACCAAAGACGGCGTGAGCTTCGTTTTCAGCAAAAAGCCAACGGTAGAGCAGCTGGAGGAAATGCGCGGAGCCTTGAACCGCCTGATTGAAAATCCGGACTTGATCGAACACTTAAGTCGGATTCCTATGGGCCGCCGCTGAACGCAGAAAAGGTATCAAAAAATGAAAATGCGAGTCGAAGAGTGCGCCCAGCGGATGGGAATCAGCGGGCAGGCACTCAGAATTGGAATTCAGCGGGGAAGGTTCCCTTTCGGCAACTGCTGGAAGGGTTCCGGAACCAGGCTTTACTACTATATCAACCGAGCCGACTTTGAACGCTGGGAGCGTGGTGACTGGGGAGTTGGCAACGAAGAAAAGGAGATTGAAGAATGAAACACATTGAAGTGCGAACTCCCAAAGGAAACCTTCGGAGTCAGATGATCTATCGCAAGTCAGACGGTTTAGAACTTTCTGTGGCCCTGCTTATCGCAGAAGCAATCTGGAACGACAAGTCTCCCAGAGCTGAGCGGGTAGAAACTCCGGCAATGGTCGAGGACTACATGGAACGGATTACCGACACGGTCCTGGACTTGCTGGACGAAAAATGCGCCTGGAGAGACGCAAAGCTGGAGGAGTACGATGACTGACTCCAAAAAAGAAAAGATCATCCAGGCGGTCAAAGACATGCGCAGCCTGCTCACAGAAGCAAAGCGAGAGGCGAAAAACGCGGCCGACATAGCCGATGAAGCTGAGTCATGGGCATCTTCCGCCAGCTCGGCTGCATGTTCGGCGGAAGAACAAGTCAAAGACGCAGAAAAGAAGCTCCAGCAGCTGATGGACCTGCTTGATGAGGAGGTAAGACCGTGATTCCAGAATTTTACAGCGAATGGCGACAGGAAACTGACCGTCAGGAGATTCTTGCTCGGCAGGAAGCTGAGCGGCAGCAGAGACGTGAGCTGGTGGACGACATCCTGATGTGGGTCGGGATACCGCTGCTGGTGGCTGCGGTACTGGCAGCGCCCACGGTATTCCGGGCGGTGTTTGGAGGATGACTACCGCAAAGGTTTTAGATGCCTGCTGTGGTTCAAAGATGTTCTGGTTTAACAAACATCATCCGGATGCCATTTATCTGGACTGCAGAAAAGAAACTATTGAGTTTCAAGGATTCCATTCAGAAGTAGATCCGGACGTTCTTGCAGACTTCACGAATCTTCCGTTTCCGAACAACACATTCAATCTGGTGGTTTTTGACCCGCCACACCTTACCTGGGCCGGTCCTAAATCTTGGCTGCGCGCCAAGTACGGAGTTCTGGAAGACAACTGGCCAGACATGATTCGAGACGGATTCAAAGAGTGTTTCAGGGTTCTGAAGCCTGGTGGGGCCCTCATCTTCAAATGGTCCGAAGTTCAGATTCCGCTGAAGAAAGTGCTGGCTTGTACAGATCACAAGCCACTGTTTGGAAACCACAAACCACAGCAGTCAAAGACACACTGGATCTGCTTCATGAAGGAGGAAGACTAATGGAATACGGAAAGAACCTGGACAAAGTCTACGGCGCTCTGGACACAGCAGCTGGGTTCCTTGCCAAGGATATCGGCGGGGAGCTGATGGAAAGAGGGACAGATGCAGAATACGCGCAGGGGTTAGTCATCCTTGCCGGAGAGCTGATGGAAGCCATCCAGCATCTGAGTACGGACATTGAAGATTTTTACAGAAACTAAAAAAGCCGCCACATAGGGCGACACACACAACGGAATTATAGCACACTGCTGCGGGAACTGCCCGCACGCCATAACGGAATACATCATTTATGACAAACACGACCCGGACGGTTTCGAGATCGTCCGGACATGCGGAAAGGACAAAGAGAATGCTGATTATCAAAACCGTGACCGGGCAGATGGTCAACGCTGACAGTATCCAGCTGTTCGCGGTTGAGCATCCGAATGACAAAGATCATTACATCGTACGGGCCAAAACAGAAAACTGTCAGACCCGGATTGACCTGGGCTACTACTGGAGCCCGGAGACAGCTGTGGAAGAGCTGAACAAACTCAGTGACTTCCTGAGCAAGAGGAACAACGGAATTTACACAATGGCGGATATCACGCAGAAAGGAGAAGGGAAATGACACCAGGAGAAAAAGCAAAAGCTGACATTAACGCTCTCTGGGACTTCATCACCGGGTACGGCATCGCAGCTGGGGCACCGCGCAATTTTATAGATGGCGTTGACACAAGAATCATTGACATTCTGGGGCTCATCGAGCCGCTGGAAAAGATGCCTTCCCACGAGGATATCCTGAAAGAGTCTTATCTGGACAGCGTGAGTCCCTGGGTAAATCTGCACGACATCGGTATCACAGACGAAGAAGTTCGGGAGTTTGTCAAAAGGATAGAAGCAGATGCCAAAAATGACTGATGGGCTGCTGCCGCTGGACGATGGTTTCACAGTCCACCGGCTGGAATGGCAAAAATCACCACTTTACAGGTTAGTCAAGGACGGGACAAATGTCGCCTGGTTTGACTGCCTGCAGGCAGCACTGGCTGCTTACCGGGCAATCCGCAGGATAAGTGTCCAGCCCACGAAGTCGCAGCTGGAGACCATCAGACGCATTGAATCATACGTGAAAGAATGGGAATAGAAATGACGGAATACCAAATTATCAAAGAGAAAGGCGGCTACCGCGTCTGGGAACACACACGCGTTGAAAACCTCTGGCTTGGGACAGACATACACACACCGCTTGAACCTCTCTACGAAGAATACTACCAGGCGGCAATGGCCCGTGTAGATCTGTACCGTAAGCTGCCGGCTGCGGAGGGAAGAATGACAGACAGAGAAGCCAGATATTACTGCCGTCATAAATGTCCAGATGCATGGGGATGCTTCAACCAGTTTGACACCGAATGTGTTGAAGACCAGATTCGTGCAGCGCAGGAGCGTCAGGAAGGGCTGCGCAAGGTAGGTTCAGCACTTATCTGGATAGCTGATTATGTCCTGGCGTTTATCATCGCCATGTTCGTCTGTTTCTTCATCTGAAAGGGAAATTATGACAGAAGAAATCATCAAGCAGCGGGCAGTCATTGCCGGTCTGCATCACGACCTGTACCAGGCGAAAATCCACGGTGCGGGTTTCGCCAAAATCGAAAAGCTCCGGAAGCAGCTGCTGGCGGAGGAAAAGAAACTGAACAGAATGATCTTTGTGGAGGCCAACCGATGAGAGGAAAAGGAAATGATTGAAATTACAAACGACTATTGGCTGGATGCCGATAAATACGAATGGCGCATACTCCGGTATCGCGGAACATTCGTTGATTCTCGGGATGGGCAGGAAAAGCCCCGGTACGAGACGATGGGACACTATGCAAAAATCTCCCAGGCTATGACTTCGTGCCTGGACATCATGCTCAAGGAGAGCGTTGAGAACGAAATCGTCACCGACCTGACGACACTGGCGGCTGCAGCAGCTTCTTTCAAGGACACGATCAAAGAGAAATTGGAGGAAGTGGAATGACAAACGAAAAAATGCTGAATGACATGCTGGACATGCAGGCAGAGCTGGACAAAACCATCCTGAAAGAAAGCGGCACCAGCTATGCCGAACTGCTGCGGACAAGGGCCTATGACCGAGCAATCCTGGACGAACTGGGAGAGCTCAACCACGAATTGAAAGCGGACTGGTGCTGGTGGAAGAAGAGCCAGGAACCGGTGGACCGGAAGCAAGTTCTGGAAGAGTTCGTTGATGTGCTGCACTTCTGCCTGAGCTACACGCTGGCAGAAATTGCAACCGCTCAGTATCCCGACCTTTACCGGAAAACGATTGTGATCATATGCCAGAGGTACCTGGATAAACCGGACAACAATCTGGACATTCTGGATTGGTGGCATTATGGGCAGAAAAAATTCGGACAACCGCTTATCAAAGTAATCCTCTTGATGCACTGGCTTGAATTTGACCTGGCGGAAGTCTACGAAGCATACAAGCAGAAAAACGCTGTCAACCATCAGAGACAGCAGGAGGGGTATTAATGAATCACATTTCCAAACTGAATAAGAAACTCCAGAAGGCTGGATACAACACTGAGTGGACTATACTGCCCGGTAGTCAGATTGTCACTGTCCGACAGGGAGAGAAAAGGCTGAGTGCAGAAAACCTTTTTCCTGGCGGACTGCTGGGAGTGTCTGTAGTGCAGCCGGGTGTGCAGCCCGAATTTACCGGCGGACTGACAGCAGATGAAGCGTTCGAACTGATGAAAAAGGAACTGGGGGTAAGTGATGACTGAACGATGGAAGCCGGAATTCGATGAGATGTACTGGAGTATTCCAGCAGATGGCGAAGTAATTCTCTTCTGTTGGCGTGACGATGAAATTGACAGGACGTGTTTCAATTTTGGCAACTGCTTCCGCACCGAAGAAGAAGCCGAAGCGGCAGCCGAAAAAGTAAAGGACCTGCTGTTGGATCTTCACGAAAGTCCGGAAGAACCTTCGCAGGGATTGGGAACATCAATAGTTCCGGAGTCAGGGCAGGTTTGGGTACACAGGAATAGTGGAGTCTATTACAAAGTGCTGTCCACCAATGCTTGGTTTAGCCCTGAACCTAGAGTGACTATTTCACAATTCACGCCTTCATACTTTAATCCAATAACGCAGAACATCGATGGCCGTGACTTTCTTCACAATTACGTACTGATAAATGTTCCTCAAAGCGGCAAGGGAATACACGATACGCCGGACCATTACAAACTGGACCCAGAACCGATTGATGTTATCAAAGCCTGGGGACTGGATTTCTGCAAGGGCAATGTCATCAAGTACGTGGCGCGAGCTGGGCGCAAAACCGGCGAGAGCGAAGACTCTGACCTGCACAAAGCCATGAACTACCTGCGGCTGGCGCTGGAGGACGAAAAATGAGCTTCCCGGGCAGACCTGTCCGGTGTGTGGAAACAGGCGAAGTCTTCGGCAGTATGGCAGAGGCCTGTGCCGCCTTTGGGAAAGACAGCAGATGGGCAACGTATCTCAAAAGGGCCATGGAGTTTGGAAACGCAGCCTTTGATCTCCACTGGGAGGACGTTGAAGAAACAAACAAACCCGCAGGGGATGACACACCTGGCGGACGGCTGAGACACAAACGTCTGGAGCTGGGGATAACCCGGAAGGAACTGGCTGGAATTTTCGGCCACTCCTACGGCTGGGTAGAGCGCATCGAAAATGGGCGCGTCGATGCACCTCCCGAGGTACTGGCATGGATGGAAGACCCGACTATGCCGGACCCGATGCTGAAATCTCTGGGACTTTCTCAGGGGCAGGAAGCTCTGGCAATAGGTCACAGTCTTAGCAAAAAGATGGTGAGACCTGTACCGGTTACCATCCTGAAATCTGTTGACGGGATCCACTGCATCAAGGCAATAGACCCAAACGGTGTCCTGTACTATCTGGCACCCGAAGAAGTGGCAAAACCGGATTTGATGAACTTTTCCCTGAATCCGCTGCCACAGGTGGAAATCGCTTCGGACAGAAATAATCAAAGATCAGTGCGCTGTGTGGAGACCGGCGAAGTCTGGCCCAGCACAGCCGCGGCAGCCCGTGATTTGGGCGTCACGCATTACTGCGTGACGGACACAATCGAAAGCGGCAGAGCCAAAAACGGCCTGCACTACGAATGGGCAGGACAGGAAGAAAGGAGCGACACATGAACGGAGTGACCGACTACGAAGTCATGGATCTGGCTGGTAAAGAGGCAGACCTGGACAGGCTCTGTGACCTGACAGCCCGCATCAACAGCTACAAGAAGGAAATCAAACGGCTGGAGAAGCTGAAAGAACCGATTGAAAAGTCCATCAAGGAGCTGCTGGAAAACTCTGACATCGGCATCACTGTTGGTTACCAGGTGGACTACAAGCGGGGGACCACACACAGATTCAACAGCGAAAAGTTGAAAGAGGAAAAACCGGATATTTTTGAAAGATACTACGAAGAACGGCCGCTGCGGCGCTTTTCCATCAAGCGCATCGAGACAGCGGGGGAGGAATTTGACTTTTGAAGTTTGAAATCACAAGTGGAAAAGACACCACAAAGGGCATCAAGACTCTGATTTATGGAACAGAAGGCATCGGCAAGACAACGCTGGCCAGCCAGTTTCCGGACCCGGTGTTTATCGACACTGAGGGCAGCACAACGCACTTTGACAACGTCAAGCGGCTGCCTAAGCCCAAAGACTGGAAAGAGCTGAAAGACATGATCTCATGGGTCAGCCAGGAAAAGCCCTGCAAGACGCTGGTTATTGACACCTTTGACTGGGCGGAAATGGCGGAGGTTGACGCACTGTGCAAAGAAAACGGATGGCGGTCCATCGAGTCCCCGGGATACGGAAAAGGCTTTACGGAATCTGCCGAGCGCATCGGCTCATTCCTGCGGGAGCTGGAAACAAAACTTGTGGATGAAGGTATCCACGTGGTCCTGAACTGTCATGCTCAGACCGAGAAAATCGAGCTGCCGGAAGAGCAGAGCGCCTATGACAAATACGGTTTGAAGCTCGGAGCAAAGACCAAATCCCGGACTTCTGCCCTGGTCAAGGAATGGGCTGACATGGTCCTGTTCTGCAACTACAAGACATATGTGGAGAGCGTCACCAGTGGTATGACGAAAAAAGGCAAGGCCACAGGAGGCAAGGAGCGTGTCATGTACGCGGAACACTCCGCTGTCTGGGACGCTAAAAACCGCTTTGGACTGCCGGCAGAAATGCCCATGGAGTACAAGCAGCTGGCAAAAATCTTTGACCGGAAGCCGAATGCAAGGCAGGTGAAGGCAGCTCCGAAAAAGGAAGAGACGAAACCGGAACCGGCGAAAGAGGAACCGGCAAAGGCCGAAGAGTTTGACACTGACAGCCTGGCTATTAAGTGGCCTGATAAAGTCCCGAAGGCAGTCAAGGATCTCTGTGCAAAAGAGGTTTTCCATCCGGATGACATCCAGAGGCTTCTGTATAACGAAAACATCGTGAAGACTCCAAATTTTGACCTGAGCAAAGTGCCGCAGAAATTCTGGACCAGTTTTGTAAACGAATTCGCGACACGCTGGGGACCGAAACTTGATATCGCACGTCAGGACAATCTGCCGTTTTAGAAAAGAGAGGTAAATAATTATGGATTCCGAATTTTTCAACTGGGGTGATACTGTCACCGCTGACCCGAAAGAGTACATCACGCTGATGCCGGGGAAGTACACCGGCAAGGTCACGAAAATCGAAAAGCAGCGCTGCGAAAGCAACGGGAAGATGAACGGCTGCCCGCTGGCCAAAATCACACTGGAAGTGGAACACGAGGGCAGCAAAGCCTATGTATCTGACAACCTGTTTCTGGCCAGAAGCAGAGAGTGGCGCATCGCTCAGTTCCTGCATGCCTTTGGGCTTAAGGAAAAAGGCGAACCCGTCAAGGTTGAGAAAATCCTTGATTCCATGGGGCGGTTCTGCACCATCACTGTCTTCTGCCAGTCAGGCAAGGATGAAAATTATCGCACATACACGCCGGAGGAAGCCGAGTACAACGTGGAACACGGGATTGATGTCTATAACAAGATTAAATCCTTCGAGCCGCTTTCTGAGACGGTATCGGAAACTTCGGACGATTCAGAGTTTGGCTTCTAAAAATGCAGTACAAACTCAGACCATACCAGTCTGAGGCCTGCCGTTCCATCATGGCAGAATTTGAGCAGGGAACGAAAAGGACCCTGCTCATTTTGCCAACTGGGGGAGGAAAAACCATCGTTCTGTCTGGCATAGCTTATAAATTTGCATACGACAGAAACCGGAACCCCACAGGCGGCAAGGTCCTGATACTGGCTCACCAGAACATCTTGATTGACCAGGCAGCAGATAAATTTCAGACGGTCATGGAGCTGCCAGTCTTCCGGGAACAGGGCCGACAGACTGGGTGTATGCACCCGGTCACAGTCTCCAGCATGCAGACCATGCAGCGGCGTCTTGACAGATTCCCGCCGGACTTTTTCCAGCTCATCATCATTGATGAAGCGCACCACGCCATGAGCGCCGGCTATCAAAAGATACTGAAGCACTTTACCAGCGCCCGGGTGCTGGGGGTTACCGCAACGCCCGACAGAGCGGACAAAAAGAAACTGTCCTGCTTTGACTCCATTGCCTTTGAGTACACCATTGGCGAGGCAATCCGGGATGGATACCTGGTACCGCTGACAGTCAAAAAGACACCGCTGACCATCAACCTGTCAAAGGTCAGGAAGCGAAACGGCGACATGGACGCGTCAGATCTGGGAAGTGTCATAGAGCCTTACCTGCATCAAATCGCTGAAATCGTCCGGAGCATGGGCAAGGGGAGGCGCATCGTCTGCTTTCTCCCGCTCATCCGGACAGCGAAGAAAGCAGCGGAGGTGTTCAGTCATTACGGTTTTAGATCTCAATGGACGGCTGGTGAGGATGACGACAAGACAGAGAAACTGGCGGCGTTTGCTGCCGGTGAGTATGACATCATTTTTAACTCCATGCTGCTGACAGAGGGCTGGGACTGCCCGGAGACAGATTGTGTGATAGTACTGCGGCCAACGATGAGCCGGGCGCTGTATGTGCAAATGGTAGGCCGGGGGCTGCGTCTGGCACCGGGGAAAAAGGATTGTCTGCTCATTGACTTCCTTTTCCAGAACGACAATTTCCAGTTGGCCAGCCCAAAGGATGTACTGGGCGAGAATCGGAAACATTCAGGCGGTGGTGGCATGGCTCCATGGATGACGGGAGGACAGGCCACAGACGCAGAGGAGCGGCTGGCAAAGGCTTTGGACAAGGCGGCAAAGAAATACCAGGACCCCAGAGACAGCGACAAGTGGCGCCCGGTGCTGGAGAGTCTGGAGACAACAGAGCTGTTTGACCCGCCATGTACAGATACTCAGAAGCGGAAACTGAAAGCCATGAAGCTTGATAGTACTGGCCTGACCTACGGGCAGGCAGATGCCATTCTCAAGGCCGCAGAGGCCGAGAAAATGCCTTCAAACGCCATGCGCTGGCGGTTAAGCCAGCTGGGCTATTCGGATGAAGAAATAGCCGGGATGAATTTTCCGGCAGCAAGAAAAGCCCTGGCGAAATGTAAGGCCATGGGTAGGTGGTAGCTATGGAATTTGATTATCAGAAAATACTGGACTGCATCCCGCCGTCTGTCACCGACAGAAATCGGTGGGTGCAGGTCGGGATGGCGCTCAAGGAAGAAGGGCAGCCTTTTGAGATGTTCGACAGCTGGAGCGCTGGAGACTCAAGGCCCGGGCAGTACCGTGGCAGCGAAGTCACTCGTAAGGTTTGGGACAGCTTCAAGGGCGGCGGCTCCGGAACTGTCACCGGGGCGACTCTGACACAGATGGCCCGGGACCTGGGCGTTGACCCTTTCCCGGCTTCTGACGGCTTCATGGACTGGGGCGACGAAATCACCAGTGATGGTGTGGAGCCTGTCCAGAAGACCATCAGACCTCCAAGACCAGACAAAAGCCGGAAAGATGTGTTCCAGATCATCGACTATCTGGAAGCCGTATTTCAGCCAGATGATCATATCAATGTCATCACCAGCAGCTTTGTGGATGAAGAAGGTAAGCGGAAACCTATCGGTACAGGCCTGATGACCATCACAGTGGAAGAGTACTGTGACAGTCTCAGAAAGGGCGCAGACAGCCCGGATTACTTTGAAGATACCTTTGGTGCCTACAACCACGAAGCTGGCGTGTGGGTCAGGATAAACCCCATCAGCGGCCGGCTGGAAGAGGGACAGAAAGGCGTCTCAAACCGCAACATCACGAGGTACGAAAACGCACTGATCGAGTGCGACCAGTACACACCGGATGAGCAGATCCGACTCATCAAGGAGCTGGGGCTGCCCTACAGAGCACTGGTCTACTCAGGCGGCAAGAGTGTGCACGCCATCGTCAAAGTGGACGGTCAGAGCCTGGCGGACTATCAGGAAAAAGTCTCGTGGCTATTTGCCTACTGCACGGCCAACGGGCTGCCTGTGGATACGCAGAACAAAAACCCGTCAAGGATGAGCCGGCTTCCCGGTGTAGACCGGGGGACGCAGAAGCAGACGCTGCTGGAGACGGCAAAGCCGGTGAAGTTTGACGACTTCCGGAAACTGGCACAGGCGAAGGAAGACGCCAAGGATCTGGTTATTGAAAGTTTTGCTGACGTAGCTGACCATCTGCCGGAGCTGGCGCCTGAGCTCATCCACGGAGTGCTCAGAAAAGGGCACAAAATGCTCATTTCTGGCCCGTCCAAGGCTGGCAAGAGCTTTGCCCTGATAGGACTTGCTGCTGCCATGGCAGAGGGCAAGGAATGGCTGGGCTACAAGGTGGAGCAGGGAAAGGTCCTGTACATCAATCTGGAAATCGACAGTCGCAGCTTCAAGCACCGCATCAAAGACGTATACGACGCCCACGGCTGGGCAGTGGAGCATCCGGACAACTTCCGCATCCTGAACCTGCGGGGCAAGGCGGAGAGCCTGGACAGCTTCGCTCCCAAGCTGGAGGCACGCATCCGCAACCGGGGATACAGTTTAGTTATTGTTGACCCGATTTATAAAGTGATAACAGGAGACGAAAACAACGCTTCGGATATGGGGAAATTCTGCAACCTTTTCGACAGGATTTCTCTTTCCGGAGAGTGCGCTGTGGCCTATTGTCACCACCACAGCAAAGGCTCACAGGCCAATAAATCGGCCATAGACAGAGCCAGCGGCTCCGGCGTTTTTGCCAGAGATCCGGACGCCATCGTTGACATGACAGCGCTGGATGTGGGGGACGCAGACCGGGAGGAAATCAAGGCCAGACTGCTGGAAAGCATTTATGACGAAAAGCTGAAAGAGACCGGACAGTGGCAGAACCTGCAGAAGGTACACCCGGATGACTTGAAGGACCGCATGGCAAAGCAGGAGCTTGTGAGACAGCATTTTGAGCTGTTTCCAGCCCACAGGCAGGAGTTTGAAGAAAAGGCTGCAGCGGCTCAGAAACTGGGAGACTGCCCGGCGTTCCGCATCAGCATGACGCTGCGGGAGTTCGCCAGCCCTGAGGACACCGATGTATTCTTCCAGTTTCCGAAGCATGTCGCAGACCCTACGGGTGTGCTGGCAAATACTTTTCTGGAAGGAGATAACGACATCGCAGCTATGAACAAGAAGAAAGCGGAGAAGACCCAAAAGAGGGCCGATATGAAACTCGAATGGTATGACAAGCAAAGAGAACAGGGGCATCAGGTGACCATTCAGGATCTGGTTGACCACTTCTCTTCCATACCAAAAGCCAAGTGTAAATCAAAAAACACGGCAAGGGCATGGGTGGATAATCATCCAGAGTTAGTGAGGATAAACGGCCTGATTTTATATGCCGATGAAGCCCCGGAAGAGACCGGGGTCAAAAGGGTCAAAAACGAAATTGACCCCTCTGACTCCTAAGGGGTCAAAAAGGGGTCAAAAGGGTCAATTTGCGGCACTTTGACCCCAAAATTGACCGGTCAATTTCCGGAGCAAAGAAAAATTGACCCCTGGCAGGGGTCAAAAGGGTCAATTTGCGGGAAAATGACCCCTCTCTATAGGGGTCAATTTTAGGGGTCAATTTCCCTTATATAAGTGTCATAACTGACCCTTCTCGCCTGACGGCTCAGGTCTGGGCTTAGGTCAATCTCCGCCAGAGGTGCGGAGAGTTGACCATTGGCCTATGACCAATGCGCCGTCTACACGCAAAATGACAGGAGAAAAAAGATGAACGAAATCTATATCGTGATCCCTGGGGAGCCTTATCGGAAGACTCATCAGAGCGGTACCCACATCGGCAGGGGACGGACCTACAAGGACGCACAACTGCGGGAAGTGGAAAGCCGGCTGATGGATGCACTGAGACCACATGCGCCAGCAGCTCCCTGGAACGGCCCTGTGCAGCTGGCTGTAAATTTTGGCTATCAGACAAAGCGAGCCGACCAGGACGGAGAACCGAAAATCACGAAACCAGATACGGACAATCTCATGAAGACCCTCAAGGACTGCATGACTGCCTGCGGGTTCTGGTGGGATGATGCACAGGTCACAGAGGAGTACGGATCTAAGTTTTGGTGCCTGCGCCCTCATATCGCAATCGTTGTTACAAAAATCGGGGAGGCAATTGTATGAGTGAGAACAAAAACGCTGTGAGACCGAAAATAAGCCACGTGCTCGTTGAAAAGCTCATCGGCAAGGAATATATGCGGGCTTACCTTTGCGGCGCTTGTGGCGGAGTTGTGGGGCCTTCTGAGCCGTCCTGTAAATCCTGCGGAGCTGCACAGGACTGGAGCGGCATCAAATTTGAACAGAAAGGGAGAAAAAGACGATGAAAGTTTTCAAGAAAGGACTGGGATGGCGGTTCGGAAGATATGCAAAATACAAAGACTTTGAGGACGTTGTGAACGTAGAAACCGAACGCATGTGCGAGCGTCTCCGGAAACAGGGGATTTTCGTATACGCCGCTCCGGTTGTGGCGTCCGCCAAAGGTCCAAAACTGGGAGATGATCGGGGAATTATTTTTGTCGGGGGTCATACATTCGCGTGTTCTTATGGCCCGAACCCCAACAGCGAGAACAACGTTCTCATCCGGCAGCTCACAAGAAACTTTTCCCAGGATGCAGGCGAAGCAGCACGCAAAGAGATTGAAACATGGAGTTGACAAAATGGATATTGTAGAAATTACTTTGATGGCAATCATGGCTCTGGGGCTTCTGGCACTTTGTATCTTTGGCGTGGTACTGTTTGCTTCAATCTTTCTGTGATGTAAAAGCTGTTGGCTTACCAAAAGCGCATTAACTCATGAGACAATTGACTTGGGTAAAAGCTACCCCAACCGATAGCGGGCGACACGGCCCGCTATTTTTCAGAAAGTTTTACCATCAAGAAAGTTTTGCGGAAGGGAGGCACTTATGAATCCGATCATTGCGATTTGTGACTTTACTGCGTATCCGGCTCTGAAGGCCGAAAAATTTTGTCTTGAGCAGAAATTGGAAAGCATCGAGCAGGAAAAGCGGGATCTGTACCATCCTTCCGCCATCCAGTACGAGACGGAAGCCGGACAGACTCAGAATCCGAAGGGGACAGACAAGATCCTGATAAATCTCATCACCGAAGAACAGAAGGCCGCAGAAAGGCTTTCTGTTGTGAATGGCCGGTTGAGAGATACGGAAAAATTAGTTTTTTCTCTGACGTATCCGGAACAGGATTATGTACGGGAAAAATATTTCAATTGCAGTACCTGGGAGGAAATGGAGCAGAAGTTTTACCGCTCCAGGGGAGCCATTGATTACCACATCCGGAAGGCGATTGAAGGAATATAAAAAGGCCGAAGACTTTTTTCAGTCTTCGGTTTTCTTTTTCGCGCTCTGCCATGGACGATGCAGGGATCCGATATCATCCTCTATTGGCTCATCGTCGTGTGTGGGGATGACCCGCCATCCTTTATAGTAGGGAGCGCCAGGGCCGATGGTTTTGCCCAGGACGTACCGTTTCGCCGTCGTCAACCCGGAATCGTTGTCTACTGCCAGGCAATCTTTCCCTGGCGGGTGAGCCGGATAAACTCCGTTTTACTGATCGGCCCGGTAGACTCGAGACCGTTACCTTTCGGCGTGTAGGTCCATACAGTAACCTCTTCACCGTTTTTCTCTGCTGTGCCCCGCAGGACTTTTCCATCCTCTATGTAGGCGGAGATTCCGCCCGGGAGGTTGTTCCACCCCTCCGTGAGATTGATGGTGTCAATCTCGTCTATCGCATTTGCGTATATCTGATCTGCGGTAAGGCCGAAGACCTTTCCCAGCCTCACAGCCACCGACAGGGGCATGGAAGCGATTGAGCTATGGCCGTTGACATATCTATCAAGGCTGGCCCAGGTCATCCCGGATTCTTTGGCGATTTCATACCGGGTCATCCCGGACTCTTCAATGATGGTTTTTAATGTCATAACGTTTCCTTTCCGTGTTTTTCCAAAACGGGATTGAAGTACTTTTCTTCCGCTTTTCGCCTGGCTTCAGTGGCTTCCTCCAATGTCGCAAAGTCTCCCAGGTAGATGACTTTGCCCTTGATCGTGATTCTGGCATAGTATCCGCCTCTGCGGCGATATACGCCTCGCACTCCCGTGGTCATGGCTTCGAAGGGGTTGAATCCTTCAAATGTTGTCGTGTAAGTGCATTCTCTAGTTCTGTTCATTTTCATTTCCTCCTTATGCTGTTGCCTTTCCGTAGTCTGCTGTTGCCAGCCACTCAGCCAGCGCCTGCAGGTTTGCCAGTACTTTGCCGTTCATTTGTCCATCACGTTTGATGAACTTAAATGTTCCGTTGTTGCAAAGCCTTGCGCCTTCGCGAATGTAGAAACTGTTGTCTTCGTCCGCTTTGGTCCAAAGGTCAACGGCTTCGGTTTCGAACTGGCTGACTGTCTGTCCAATGAAGTCGTTAGCGTACTGAACTGTGATGTAGATGTTTCCACCGTCGAGGATCCCGCCGAATCCGTCCCGCCGGATTTCTTCAAACGGCTTTACGATTTCGCTGATTTCAGCGGCTGTGATGTTAGCCAGGCGGATGGTCACGGTAACGATGCTGTCGTATCCGGAGGTTTCGCCCTTGGCTGTGACTTCCTTTGTGTTGTACCCTTCAGCCTTGAGGGTCTTTCTGATTTCTGCCGCTGTTTTCGTTGCTGTTGTCTTAGCCATGATGTTCCTCCTTGATAGCAATTGTTATCAGTTGCCTTGTTTACGGCCTCATCATATGGCAATCTAAAACGATTGTCAACGCCCAACAGCAATTTTTTTCAATTGCTTTTGTGATAGACTGTAATTGGAGGATGACCATATGGGATTGAGATATAAAAAGCCGCTCCCAATCGAGCGGCTGAAAGAGGCAGGATATACAAGCTATAAGCTAAAACAGATGGGCAACCCGATTTCCATGGGAGCGATGACACGGCTCAGGCACGGGGAGGGGATCAGCTGGAAGACGCTGGAAACTATCTGTACGCTTTGCAACTGTCAGCCTGGTGACCTGATCGAATATGTACCGGAAGAGGAAGGGGAGTAAATCAATGGCAAAGGATGATTATTTTGTGCTGGTGTACAAGGTGCTTTCTTACCTGTATGCATGTCTGAAGAAGGGCAAGGATGTAACGCCTGAAATGCTGGACAGACACGGACCGATATTTCAGGGAGTGCCGGAAAAGTATTACGTGTACATTTTCAGAAACTTGATAGACGGCAAGTATATCAAAGGGCCTTTCATCGCTGAATATGAAGATAAAACAGAAGTCTGGAAAGTGGATGAATCAACGATCACGCCGGAAGGTATCAGTTATCTGATGGATAATTCAACGATCGAGAAGGTTAAGCAGTTTTTGAAAGACATCAAGGATGTTGTCCCTGGAATCTAAAAAGCCCGGTCATTTGACCGGGTGCTTTTCTATGAACTCTTTCATTGCCTGTGTGATCACGCTTGCCTGACTTACACCGGCAGCGTCACAGGCTGCCTTGAACTGTTCCGATAAGTCCTGTTTCATTTTGAAACTCTTTGAAATCCATCCGGCTTTCTTCTGATAACGGGCGCTTCTTTCAGTTTGTTTACTTGCCACGATTAAACCACCATTGAACGATAGCATAGGACAGGGCGCCGATGATTACATAGGGCATGTGTTCCAAAATGGTCATGGTATCTTCCTTTCTTAGATATGATAAAATAGGGGTGGTGGTATTCACCACCCCATGAAGTTCTTGAACCCCTCCCAGAGGGCAGAGCCAGCGGCTCCAAGAATCAGGGTTGAAACAACTTGTTTGAACACCTTGCCTAAGCTGGGGAGCTTGCCGGGTTCTTCAAGTTGTTTCCTGATTGCCAGCTTTTCGGCATTGAGTTGCCTGTGAAGCTGGCTGTTTTTTGTTGTCCTTTTCATTTATTTACCTCCTAGGACTGTGTCAGTTCTTACCTGACAACTGAATCATAACGTATGGTGTTCCATACGTCAACATCTTAATTCAAATATCTTTCGTTTTGTATTGTGGATACTATAAAGAATATGATTGTACCCATGCCCATATGCCCATGGCCTGCCAGTGGTGGCGGGTTTTTCTTTTTGGTCTGTGGTGCTGGTGGTTGTGTGTGGTGCAGACGGATGGAGACAGAGCAGGCAGGGCAGGCACAGACAGCAGAGACACAGGCAGGGAACAGATTGGATGATTGTTAATGATATATCAATGCGATCGATTGATTAATGAATGAATAACAAATGATGAATGAAAGATAAAGACAACGCAATGAATGAATGAGCAAACAGATGAAGTATTTGTTTAATACACCGAATCCGCCAACCCCCAAAGACGCACAAATATTGCATAAGAAAACGTTAAGTAACCCCCCTATGTGCGGAAAAATTCCGGTCCTCGGGGGAACGGTGCGGGGGAGTTCGGTAATCCTCCGAAAAGTTATAACAAAGGGGGTATATCTTAGAAAATATGAAATAAATTGCAGGGTATCCTGGCTCATTTTAGGAAATTCCTAAAAGAAAACCGTGAGATAATGTATCCGAAGAAAAAGGCAGGACCTATCTTCGAGTCCCTTTCCATAGCCCTTCCAACTCGGGAGGGTTTTTGTTTGCTCAGAAAGGAGTCAGGTATGGCGTACGGAAAAGAATCGGATATGAGGTGGAAAGACATTGCAGAGTTTAATGTCGGAAATCAAAAAGTGAAGTTTCGTGTTGGGTACACGACACAGCAGGATGTAGAGAAGAGCAAAATAAAACTCATCATCCACAACAAAACGCTCCACCTGGTCCAGGAATGAGAGGCGCCCGCAACTTTGCCCTGAAGTTCTACAAATCGAAAGCGTGGAAACACAGGTCAAAGACGTACCGGCAGGCGCATCCGCTCTGTGAAAGGTGCCTGGCAAAGGGACTGTATACTCCGGCGGAGCTGGTGCACCACAAAGAACACATCACAGAGGATAACCAGTATGACCAGAACATCCTGTTTGGAGAGGAGAATCTGGAAAGCCTGTGCAGGAAGTGCCACGGCGAAGAACACAGCGGCAATGAAAAGGTGAAATTTGACATGGAAGGGAGGCTGATACTGTGAAAGCGAAAACGAAAGAGTACTACAAGAAACTCGTAGTCAAGGCGATGACTGAGCTCGGGATCTATCGCCCTCAATTTGACCAGCAGATAGAGCAGCTGGCCATGATCTACCACATGCGGGATTTGAACCTGCAGCAGTGGGAAGAAACGGATAACTTCGCACAGTTCATCCCTTACACAAACAAGGCCGGTGCAACCAACATCAGCAAGCATCCCGCTTACCTGAACAACCTGCAGTACGGGGAACAGATCCTGAAGTACCTGAAAGAACTCGGGCTGACCCCATCGTCCGCAAAGAAGCTGAACATCTCTCTGGATACGGAGAGTGATGACTTTGAAGAATTCGCCACTTGAGGAGTTTACCTATCTGCAGGAGTTCAAGCAGGACATAGCGGACGGCAAATACGTCATAGGCCAATGGATGCAGCTGAACATCCAGTATGTGGAGAAATGCCTGACGGAAGGTGTTTGTTTCTATGATCCACTGAAAGCTGAGGTGAAAATCCGATTCATCGAAACACAGTGCAGATACGTGGAAGGACGCTCTGGCCCCTTCCTGCTGGAGACGTGGCAGAAATATATCGTGGCCTGCATCTTCGGACTGGTGGACGATGACGGATACCGGCACTTCACAGAAATCGTGCTCATCATCGGGCGGAAGCAGGGGAAATCAACCTTCGCTGCCGCTCTGGAGATGACCATCGCCTACACAGAAAAAGAGCTTGGTATGCAGCTGTATAACCTTGCTCCGAAGCTGCAGCAGGCGAACATCATCTATGACCAGACGCTGCTGATGATCGGCAAGAACAAAACAGCGTCAAAGCTGGGGAAGAAACGCCGGTCTGATTTTTACATCGCAAAGACCAACACGAAGATTTCGCCACTGGCCTTCAACTCCAAAAAGTCCGATGGTTTCAACCCGTACTTCGCCTGCTTCGATGAATTTGCTGCATGGGAAGGAACCAAAGCTGTAGACATGTGGAACGTTATGCTGTCTGCCCAGGGCGGACGGCACGATCCAATCAACCTTGCGTGTTCAACCGCAAACATCGTTGATGGCGGACTGTATGACGAACTATTCCCCAGATGCACCTCCGTACTGCTGGGGACTTCCGAAGAAGAGAACCTGCTGCCGTTCCTGTTCATGATTGATGACATCCAGAAATGGGACGACGTTCAGGAACTGAAAAAAGCTTTGCCGAACCTGGGCGTTTCCTTCTTCGAAAAGAACCTGAAAAAGGAAATCCGCAAGGCTCACGCAAGCCCCAGTTACAAAAACGAATTTATCTGCAAGTACTGCAATATCAAGATGAACACGATTGCCGCATGGATCCCGCAGGAAGCAATCAGGCTTTCCCAGGGTGATGTCATCAAGCCGGAAGACTTCCGAAGGATGGCGTGTGTTGGCGGTGTGGACCTGTCTCAGACGACCGACCTGACCAGTGCCTGTGTCGTCATCAACTTCGAGGGTGTCAATTACGTATATTCGCACTTCTGGATACCGGCGGGCAGACTCAAAGAGCTTACGGACCGGGACAACGTGGACTACTCGGCGATGGTCTCCTATGGTTTTCTAAGCCTTTCCGGGGATAAATTCGTGGATTACAAGGACGTGACCAGATGGTTCGTGGATCTCCGCAAGGAGTACAAGCTGAACATCCTTGTTGTCGGATACGACAGGTACAGTTCAACCTACTTCGTCGATGAGATGAAGCAGCAGGGGTTCCTGATGGATGATGTCAATCAGGGCACGAACCTGAGCCCGATACTGACCGAGTTTGAAGGCCTTATCATGCAGGGACTCATCCAGACAGGAACGAATGGCCTGCTGCAAAGCCACATCCGAAACACTGCTATCAAGCGCGAGGCGGATGGCAAGAGGATGCGGATGCTCAAGATAAGCGAAACAAAACACATTGACGGGATGGCAGCGCTGATTGACGCTTTGACCGTCAAATCGAAATACAACGATCAATACAAGTGGATACTGGAGGGCAACAAGAAACGTGAATAACTTCCTGACCAACATGTTCCGACACCGAAGGAACAGAGACCCCGCACCAGGGGAACAGATGCCATACGGGACACAAATCACCATCCCGGATTTTCTGATGCAGATGCTGAGTGGGCAGATACAGACAGACCTGACCGGCAATAAGTATCTGAGCAGGGATATCTATGAACTGGCGCTGGCAAGGGCCTGCATCAACAAAATCGCCACAGAGTGCTCGAAAGCGACGCCGACGCTCACAAAGCCGAATAAAAGGGTGGAGTATTTTGTAAGCAAATACCCGAACCCGTACCAGACGGCGAGTCAGTTCATTTACCAGCTGGTGACCATCCTGCTGGCAGAGAACAACGCTTATGTCATCCCGATCCTGGATGAATTCGGCAAGACTTCCGGCCTGTGGGCTGCCAGCCCTGACTCCTGCGAAATCGTGGATGTGTACGGACAGCTGTGGCTCAAGTACGAAACCGGGGACGGCCAGAAACAAATCATCGAGTACGAGCTGTGCGGGCATCTGCGAACGATGCAGAACAAATCGACTTTGATGGGCGAAAACAACGCTCCGTTTAAGAAGGTGGCTGCGCTGTATGAACAAGATCTGGACAAGTCCATGGAGAAGCTGGCGGCCAGTGAGTCGCCTGTCCAGTGGGTCGGTCAGCTGAACGCGCCTATCCTGGATGATGATGCTCTGAAAGAAGAACAGGACAGACTGAACAGGCTGAACCTGAAAGGGAACAAAACAGGCACCTTCCTGTATGACAACCGCTATACCCGGATGGACCAGGTCTCAAAAGAGACCAGCATCATGTCTCCTGACGATATCAAGCAGATGGAGAATATGGCCTACAGCTACTGGGGGGTCGGCGAAAAGCTGCTACAGAATGCCTACACGGAGGATGAATGGAACGGCTTTTACCAGTCCAGAATCGAACCTATCCTGATACAGATAGGTGAAGTCCTGACAAAGGTCGTTTTCTCCAGGAACCAGATCATGGATGGAAACGCCGTCGAAATGGCATCCAACCGGCTGCAGTATGCCTCAATTAAATCCAGAATTGATGTGGCTTTCGGGACTTACGACAGAGGTATGGCGACTATGGACTCCAGCCTGGACATCCTGAACCTGCCACCGCTGCCAAATGGCGAGGGAGCACACAGATATATCCGCGGCGAGTACCGGCAGGAAGGCACTCCCGCAAAGAGCGAGAGAAAGGAGGAAAACGATGACACAGGAAACGATCCAGGAAGTGATGCAGCGAAGCCTGACATTTCTGCCCGTGAACTCCGAGACAAAGAAAAGGATCGAGTCTGATTACTATGTCGAAGGGTACGCCACAACATTTGACAAGTATGTCCTGATGGAGCGGAGTGGCCGGAAGATCTATGAAGAAGTCGCCCGCAACGCTTTTGATGGGGCGGACATGAGCGACGTTCTCTTCCAGTTTGACCATGACCAGTTCGTTTATGCGCGAACAGGCAATGGTTCGCTGGGCATCGAAGTGGATGACCATGGCCTGTTTATCTGGGCAGACCTGTCCAGAACGAGTCGGGCCAGACAGCTGTATGAAGACATCCAGGCTGGAAACATCACACAGATGTCAATCCGATGTCGGGCTGCCACGTCCTTTGATGGTGAGACGCAGACGATTGAACGGGTCTCCAAACTGATTGATGTGTCCGCGGTTTCTATCCCCGCAAACAACCACACAGAGATCATTGCCCGTAAGGTGAACGAATTCGACAACGAGCGCCAGCGGAAGAAACTGGCACTCAAACTGAAAGTAAACACAGAGAGGTAAAAATATGGAAAACATCAAAACAGCAAGCGTCGAGCAGATCATTGCCCGACTTGCAGAGATCCAGACCGAAATGGATAAGGATGATGCAGATCTGGACGCTCTGAACACCGAAGCTGATGAGCTGCTGGCTCGCAAGGCAGAGCTGAAATCCGAAGCAGAGGAAAAGGAACTGAAGCGCAGCGCGCTGCTTAACCGACTGAATGAGGGAACAGTGGTTGCCAATCCCGTTTCTCCGAAAAAGGAAGACGATGACATGCTGGAGCGCAAAGCCTTCATGGACTACGTCATTTCTGGAAAAACTCCGGAGGCTGGTGTCCTGCAGCGGGCTGATGCAGCCGGTGTATCTTCTAACCTTGGAGTGCTGATCCCAAATCATGTTCAGCAGGAAATCATCCAGGAAGTCAAAAAGATTCACGGTCGGCTGTATGGAAAAGTCAAGCACCTGAACCTGCCGGGAGGCGTTGAGTACCCGATTGGAAGCTTCGAAGCCACATTCAAACGGATCACTGAAACCACTGTTTCTGACCGGCAGAACCCTGGCGGTATCACCGGTTCTATTATCTTCAAGTACAACATCGGTGAAATCCGGCTGTCTCGCACTCTGCTGCAGACCGTGCTGTCTGTTCCAACATTTGAAGCTGAACTGGCAAAAGTCATTGCCGAGGCTTATGTCAAAGCCATGGATGAAGAAATCCTGACTGGCGACCCTACCAAGCAGCAGCTGGAAGGCATCCTGACTAAGACCGGCATCAAGACCATCGAGATCAATGAGGACGAGATGAAGGATTGGAAGACTTTCCAGAAAAAGATCATGGCAAAGCTGCCCCTGGGCATGAAGAACAAGCCTTATGAGTACATCATGTCCAACGGAACCTTTGAAGGTAACATCATGACTTTGGCGGACGATAACAACCGTCCTGTCTATACGGAGACCGTCAACCCGGTTGATGGCTGGGTAGACGCCCGCATCAAAGGCCACGGTGTGACTCTGGTTGAACCTGAGTTGCTGCCCGACTTCGATACCGCTGCAGCCGGCAAAGTGTTCGCTGTTCTGTGGGTACCGGGTGAGGCTTACGCCATCAACTCCAACATGCAGTTCTCCACCGTCCGCTACATGGATCACGATAAGAACGAGGAAGTCACTAAGGCGCTGGTCATCAACGATGGTAAGGTGCTGCGTCCTGACCTGATTTATCAGATCAAAAAGGTCGCGAAGCCCACAACTGGAGCCTGAGGTAACTCATGATGGAGGTTAAAACCATCCTGCCGAAAGTCAAAGCGGCGATGAGAATCAAGGCCTCCACGCTGTACGACAGCGAGCTGGAAATGTATATCAAGGCGGTTCTGGATGACCTGGACCGCCTTTCCATTTCCCTTGAGGACGTTGATAAAGTCGCTCATCTTTGCATCCTGAAAACGAAGGGATACTTTGGCAACTCAGATCCGGGGCCTAAGGAGATGTGGCAGAAGATGTATCAGGACATGCTGAGGCTGACCTATATGGACGGCAGGAGGTATAAATCCGATGCCGTATGAATATACCAGAGAGACCACCATCTGTGAGTCTGAGTGTGTGCTGCTGAAAAAGTCTGTCGAAACTGACGAAAACGGAGTTGTGACCGGTGAAACAATCCGACGCAACGAGGTCTTCTGCAAGGTCTCCAGTCTGTATATGAGAGATACCTACGCAGCATTCCAGGCTGGTATCAAGCCGGCATGGAAAATCACCGTATTCTACGGAGATTACGACGGAGAGCTGAGTGTTGAATACGAAGGCATCGAATACTCTGTGTATCGGACTTACGTAGAAGGCGATAACGTCGAGCTTTATCTCAGAAAGGATGCAGGAACATGGCAGGCAGAACTCAGTTAGTTGAAGGGATGCAGAACATCCTTGGAAAACAGTGGTTCATCTACGGAGGTTATGAAAGCCGGCCGGAGCATCTGCCATATGGAAACTACGGGGAAATACCCGGGGAGTCCTACTACGCAGATGACCACCGTTACATTGAAATCGAAAAGTACGTCGTCAGACTGGTGACAGATCATAAAGACTTCGTGCTGGAAGACACCATCGAGGCACTGTTCGAATCTCTGGAAATAGGCTTTGCGAAAATCACAGATGAGTATGTGAAAACCGAAAAAGTCTATTGCCAGGAATGGGAGGTGGCTATGCTTGGCTGACCGTTATGGATACGGGAATCATATCGTCGTTTCCATGGAACGAGCCGGAGCCGCTTTGCGCCAGATCCTTGACGTGGTGACCAATGAGGTCAGGATGGGGGTAAACGCCGGGGTAAAGCAGACAGCTAAGGAAACGGCAAAAATCACCAGAGAGAGCGGTGGGTATTCTGACACCAGTACGAACAGAGGCGGGAAGTATCGAAAGTCCATCACTTACCGGTTCAACACCCGCGGGATAACGTGTGAAGCACAAATATATGCGAGTGGACATGAGTATTCACTCACTCACTTGCTGGAAAATGGGCACCACTTATGGAACAAGCCGGGTGTTATGACCGGCTCTTTCAAGCACTGGAAAACTGGCGAGGAGTACGCAGACGCTCATGTAGCGCAGAACATCCTCAGGAACATCAAGTTTTAAGAAAAGGAGGGCACTATGCCGACTGTAACTGATACAAACAAAATCGAATACGGCCTG